GGTCGGGACGGCGGGATTCGAACTCGCGACCCCCTGCACCCCATGCAGCAAGGCTTTTCTATAAAAATCAACAACTTATACCGCATTGCCTAATATAGAGCCGACAACAAGCCTATATAAATCAACAACTTAACTAGCGTTCAACCACTGTATATTAGGCTTCGCTTCCTGCTCGGTGTTGCTGGTTACTCCCTCCCCTATGCGGTGTCTACCGCCTATGATGCGCTGGGCATGATTACCCCTAGCTGACGGTCTAAAAGCTGTCAGGGGCGCGAAGCGGCGCGCGCAGCGCGCGAACCCTTGACAGGTTTGTGACCGTAGCTTTGGTGCTGTTGCCTAGCTCATCTGGATCTTGCTCGGTGTCACCGGCGTAGCCGCTGCCGGTTGCGTCAGGGATGCGAAGGATTCAAAACCCGGAAACAGGGAAAGATCAGGTACAGAGTCAAGGGCGCATAGCGCGTAACGAAGTAAGGTACCCTTTACGCTGTACCCTTTGCCTGTTGAGGATTTCGAGCGTAGCGAGTCCGGGAGCAAGCCCGACGACAGGCAAGGCCCGCCCTGGTGATGCCAAGCGAACAGCGAGAAAGAACCAGGGCGGGCCGCAGACTGGCGGGACGCCCCAAGAGATACGTCCCTGTAACACGTATTTTAAAAGGGGATTTTTTGTTCTGAGCTGAGACTTTACTCTCAAAAAAAGCCTATGTTTTCTGAGATTCTTTGCTGAACGTTTTTTGGACAAGGAGTCAAAGGTGGAATTTGAATGGGATGAAAACAAAAGAATAAAAACCCTCAACGAAAGACAAATCGACTTTATTGACATGATTGACCTATGGGATGATCCAAGGCGGCAAGAAGTAAAAGACTTGAGAAATGATTACGGTGAAACTCGTTATCAAACTATTGGCAAAATCAAGTTCAACATATACTTCGTCATTTATACTGAGCGATTTTATGAAGATGGAATGGAAGTTATTCGCATAATCTCTGCTCGTCGAGCCAATAAAAAAGAGCGAGAGCTATATGATAAAGGTTTGTTTTCTCAACGAGGTATAGCATGAAAGAAAAAATAGTTCGTTATTCCAAAGAAGATCTTAAAAAGCTCAAAGGAAAAACTGATCACGACCGGGTTTCCAGGACCACGGATGAGGAAATAGAAGAGCAAGTAAAGAATGATCCAGATAGTTATCTGCCTACAGACGAAGAGCTTAAACTATTTAAAAAAGTGAATAAGGATGGAAGTCATGAATAAGAACCCTAATAAAGAGGCAAAGAAAATCACAAGGATTTCAAAAGACTCTGATAAGCGGAAAAAGGGAAATACCAACTGGGCAGCCTTAATTTCAGAAGAAAATAAAGAATCAAAACGAGGTTGATTCTCTTCTTGAACGTCAACACATGCTGATATTTTCCTGACAATCGTGTAACTTGGCTCTTATTAAAACTTCACGGATGGAGCGAACATGGTCAAGTTACTGAAAGCTTCCTTTCACCACCTTCTCTTCACGCTCTTGCTATGCAGTTTTTCGCTGTCAGCATCGGCTTACAGTACCCCATTTACAGATAAGCTTTGCCCCCGGGCGAACGTAGAATGTCCCTCTGTTGGTAGGGATTGTCCCCCTGTCCATTGGCGGTATAGCAAGAAAACAGCGTCAATCCACTTAAACACCGTCTGCTACAAGTACAAACGTGGATCGCTGAAGTATCGGGATTGCAGAGCTCATGCTCAGAGGGTTTTTAAAGCAAGCTGTCGCATGTATGAAGATAAGTCCAGGTATTCTGTCGTGGCAGAGCAATGTGCGGATTACTTCTGTCCAGCTACAAGAATGCGTCCCTAGTTGCACACCTGATCTCTGTAATTTGCAGTTTTTGTGCTTGGGTTCATGAAAGCATCCAGCTTTGCCTGTCTGCACTCGTCAGTAATCTGCCTGCCGCTTATCTGCCCTGCCGATCCGGAGGGCTTAACTGTTGTCTGAACAGGCTGGTAGGTTTCTGCGGTGTTGCAAAACATCCTTGATCTGCTCTTCTCTATTGAAGCTCGTTTGTATTGCGGTGTATTGCACAGACTAACGAACAGCTGCTTGGCAGCTATCGTGCATTTCGCATACTGCTTCTGGTTATTCCATACATCACGGCAGACGCTTTCGTGTGGAATTTTCCAATGCTGGTGCCGAAAGGTGACGGGCATTCCCTGGAAAGGAATGGTCTCTGTGACTTCATCCAGGTCTTTGGATCGCTTGAATGCGTTAACAAACCAATCGGCTTTCGCTTGGTTGAGTTCCTGCAATGCCTCTACAAAGTCTTCAGCTGCTACAGGCTGACCCATCATTACAATGAACAAGCCCAGTAATGAGCTTTTATTCAGTATCTTCATCACAACTTCCCTGTCGTGTTGTCGCCGCTGTCCATCGTTCGGCAACACGTTTAGCTACTAGCCAGCCCCGGGGGCTGTCTTTGAGAGTTCATGAGCCTTTTTGGTCATTGGACTTACCTGCCCAGCTTCAGGTAACTCAAGGCCTGTCGCTATCCAGTATGCGTAATCCGGCCATATTGCCCCTAAAGCTTGGATTTCGGACGCAAGCATTTTTGCATTGCCATCTCTTACGTTTGCCCATCGCTTTCTATCGATCCCTGTGGCTTGTTCGAGCCATGGCATCTTAACGTCTTCCATCCGTATCAATAGCTTAAATCTATCTAATGGATTTTCCATATACAAAAATTCAACCGACTAAATACTAGGCATTTATTGCTTAGAAGTTAGTTTTTAGACTAGTATTTAGGTAATGGCGTTGCAGCGCCGTTATTACCAAACCCAACTTGAAAGCCTACCACGAACTGTTACTAAACCGGCAGCGTGGCAAGGCAAGGGGCTACCCAAATGCCATACGCGACTGTTCACCCACCGATTCCGGTTCAAACCGAACTGGTACCGCCTTGCGCTGAAGACGTGCTCTCAGAGTACCGCGCAGCCTTCCACGACCAATCTGTTCTGTTGCCAGAATTGGCCGTTCGCTACCTCCTTTGGCAGATCGTCTCTGACGTTGAAGCCGAAGAGCTCAAGTCCTTCGCCTTCATGATCCGCAACGAACTGAACGAACAACGCGCCTTGCGATTTGGATTCGCCTCATGACTATTACCCTTTCCCAGCAAATCGAACTGGCGGCTGAATACCGCACGACCAACGCCCATGACGCCAGTATCGACTACACCCAAGGCTACATCGTCATTACCGGTGACGAAGTCCAAGGCTGGAGCCGCGCCCCCCGCCCTGAAAGCTGGGTGCCTGGAACAGTCGCCATTGATCCAGACGGTAAAGCCATGGTCGCCACTGGCGGCAACGCATACGACGGCGCGGACAACTGGGAATCTGTTGCCCAAGCCAGTCGGGAACAAGCGGAAGACCCAGCAACCACGCTGATTTATTTGCCCGAAATCTGGAAAGACAGCGCCAATCGCCAAGCCGAGAAAATTGGCGGCGACATCGTGCTGATCGGCTATCACGAACTTGCCAACCTGCTCCGCCTGGTCAAAAGCGAGGCAACCAGTAATCAACTGAAAGACTACAGTTCTCTGCTGTTTCGGACCCTGCAGCATCAGGTAGACCGCGAAATATCAGAGCTAATGAATATCAGTTAACCCAAACCGGCTGGGCCTTAAACCCCATGCCCAGCCTGAAACATTCTCAGGGGTCACAAAGGAAGAACCACTATGCAATTCACAATGCCTGCCCTGGTACTCGGTGCCAACCACTACAACATCGACGGTGTTGACCACGTTTCCCTTTCCGTTATGGAAGCCGATCCCAGCGACAAGAGCCTGAAGGGCTACCGTCCTGCGAAGCTGAAAGCGAACGTTACCGTATTTGAAGAACTCACCGGTGACGTTAGTGACTTCCCCAAACAAGTGAATCTGGTTGTTCAAAACCGCGTAAGCAAGAACACCATTCAACAAACCTGCATTGCCATTGCGAAAGACGCAAACGGCAAACCAGCAGCGAAAGCCATGTAATGGCCAGTCTTCTGATTTGTGATTCACCAGTGATCAATGATGCAGGCTTCGTCAGCTGCTCCGCCTGGTCAATGGTGGATTACGAATTCGTAGAAGCAGCGCTGAACCTGACAACATTCGACGCTGAAATCTTCGGGACCGTACTCGGCTCCCTGCTGTTGTCATTCATCACCGGCCACGTTGCGGGCTTGGTGATCCGACTCTTAAACCGAACGTAAAAGGAAAGACCCATGAAAAAACTGATTCGTAACGGCCAAGCAATGGCCAAAAGCACTGCTCTGAAAGCCTCCGGTATTGCTGCGGGTGCCCTCGCTACTTCGTCAGCATTTGCGATTGATAGTACTGCTGTCAGTACCGCGCTGTCTGACGGTAATAGCACGGTTACTACCGTTGTTACCGGTCTGGTTGGCATCGTCGCCATTATGGTTGGCTTCGGCTATATCGTTTCCCTGCTGCGTAAATCGTAAGGGCTGCCGATATGTTGCTCGGTGTGATTCTCGCGTGCGCTTTTTGCGGCTCGTTTATTCTCGGGTTTTACACCGGGCGCATATCATGAGTGCCAACGTATTTAAATTTATTTTCCTCGCTTTCATCCTGCTCCCATCGTTTTCTTATTCAGAGGAAACCGGCGCGTGTCCATATGGCTATCAAAATGAATATACGCTTTTTTCTTCAAGCGGATATATGGACGAATTTAAATGTAATAGTAAGGTCACTAGCAACGGTGGCGTTGTTATCGATACATGTTCTACTGGTACTTGGACTGGTTATAAAGCGGTATTGGTAGCTGAGGCGGATTGCTTTGATATTTCTCAGGATTCGAGCGGCGAAACTGGTTGCAGTTCTTTAGATGCTGCTAGTAGTGGGTTCTGTACCGATGATTTAAAAGAATGTGAAACTTACAATGGTTTGCACTTTTATTTAGAGACTTCTAAGAATTGTGGTGATTATTGTGCAGATAGTGCTGGATCTATCGGTTATGCGTCTGGATCATCAGTACATGTTTGTACTGAAGAGGATAGTGATTACGACCGCGGTCAAAGCACTGGTGACGAAAGTGAAGGCCCTTGTGCTGCATGTCCAGACAGCACCGACGAATTGGAATATGTCGGTCGTGATGACGGTGGTAATAGCTGCTACACCCAATACTTAACTTCTGAAGACGGCACCGGCTATAGCATCAGTTATATGTGCTATGACGAAAACGGTGACCAAGTCACTCAAGATGGTGACATATCCTTCGACTGCGAAACCTCTCCTCAATACTGCGACACAGACAGTGGCAGCGGCTCTGGCACCAATAACGAAACCAGTGATCCATCTGACGATTCAGATGATGCCGATAGTAACTCTGGTGATCCCGATCCTGACCCTGAAGAAGATTCCGGCACCGGCGGCGGTGATGATGACTCTGGCACCGACGTAGAGGTTTCAGACGAACAACCCGAATACGAATCCAACACCGAAAAAGTTGAAGCGGTACAGGCTGAATACCTTGAAGCCCTGGAAAACCTGACGAACCAATTTGACGACTACTTCGATTTTGGCAACAGCTCCGGCAGTCCGTTTGGAACGGACAAGCACACCATCAAAGGCGCAGTCGTAGATTTTGGTCTTGGCCGCTTCTCTGGCCTCTTCGGTCTCCTTCCCTCAATCATCATGCTGTTTGCTTCGGCTCAATCGGCTTACATCATCTTAGGTGGGTCTAAGTCATGAATCGTACTCTCTATTCCCTGTTACTGGTCGCTCTCGTCTGCCTCCCTGTCCTTGCCTTTGCAGAAGAAGATACAGATTCCACAGTCAGTACCATCGACTTCTTCCAGTACGTTGCTGACTGGATTGCTGAGGGCTCCTATCAGCAAGCTGACAGCATCCTTGAGCGTGTCAGCGTTTGGGTCATTGTCTGGTATCTCGAAGCCAAAATTTCCGCCATATCCATGGCGTCATCCATTGCCGATGTCGTTGTTGGTTCATTCGGTTTCAGTGAGTTGATCCGAAGCTCCCTGAATACCCTCGACAGTCAAACGTCAGCCCTAGTCTTTTATCTCAAAATTCCCGATGCCATGGCCATGATCCTATCGGCGTACCTCACCCGCTTTATTCTGGAGCTGTTCTGATGACTGCGGTTATCCATCATGGGCCACCTGGCTCCTACAAAACCTTTGCCCTGGTTCAACGAGTGATCGTCCCTGCTCTCCAGAGCGGCCGCACCGTATGCCATAACATTCGTGGGCTCGACAACATCGACCGAATCGCCAAAGCCATGGGGGTTCAATTCCCTGAAGGCGCACAGCTGATGGCCGTTGCTCATGATAGTCAAGAAGGGTTTGACTACATGGGTCGGTTCTTTCACTGGGCACCACCAGGTGCATTGATCGTCATGGATGAAGGCCAGCGAGTCTATCCGACGCGCCTGCGTTCCCTGGGCGAGTTCGACCGTGATACTTCGGCCGATGATGAAAACGCCAAGCCCAAACGTCCGACTTCTGTTGAAAACGCCTTCGATCAACACCGGCATATGAACTGGGATATCTATATCTCGACGACCAACGTTTCGAAGATTCACAAAGAAGTCCGAAGCGTTGTTGAGTACGCCTTCCGCCATCGTGACCTGTCCGGCGTTTTACCCTGGTATAAAAACAAATGGATTGAGTTCAAACATGACGCAGAATCAAGCGGCAAAGCCACCAGTCACTATATCGGCAAGCCAGTCCAATACAGCGCCGATCCCAACGTATTCAACTGCTACCAGTCCACTGCAACGGGTAAAGCAAAAGCTTCAAGCGAGAATAAATCCATCTTCTCTGATAATCGCGTTAGATTTCTGCTTGCAGCTGCTTTCCTCGCTGTCGTCTATTTTCTCTCCCTTGTTGGAGACACTCTCGCTCGGTTTAAAGCGCCTGCTGATGTACAGCTTGCGCCTCCTGGGACGTCTCTTGATGTTTCTGATCACCATGATCCTGTTGGGACTCGTGGCCCGATTGCTACTGCGAACCTTCCTGATCTGAGCGTCGGGCAACTACGCGCCACCTTCCGGAAAAAGAATCCGTACTTCAGCGACCCTGACGTTTATGACCTGCCACCAAGCAAAGAGTATTGGCTGGCTGGCGTCATCGAAGGCCCCCAGGACATCGCCTTGATTGCGGATGTCTGGCGAACCTATCGGGTACCGCTTAGACGCGCCTGTTTTCTTGATCGACCTACCAAAGACTGGGTCTGTTTCTTTCGTGGGGACGTTGTAGCCAGCTACACGGGGCCAATTGAAAAGCGCCTTGAAAGCGACGAACAAGAACAGCCAATCGCCAATCTGGAATCCGACACAGTCAATTTCTGAGGGAATAGAAATGCCACGTTATCAGAATAAAACCATGCTCCGCCTGGTCGACAACGCCAAAGGCACCGACGTATTCAAAACTGATCAGCTGCAATACGACTTGTCGGCTTTACGGTTTTTGTGGTCTGGCGTGGACAGTATTCGTCAGCTGTACATCTGCAACCTGAAAGAAGACCTTCTCACCAGAATTGAACATCACTACCAGATATCCAGCTCTGACATCATCGAAATGGGTGGCCATGAATGGAAGCTCTCAAGCTCTGGTAAGAAATCTGGTTACAAGTACATTTTTAAAAATCTGGAGCTTGGATTCGTGGTCTTGGTCAAGTCGTTCTATGTCGAAGCCGACAAGCGCGGATCACACATCAAGATAGAAGCAACACCCCAAATCATCGACCAGCTTGGCCTTGCCAAGCTCACCAATAGGCTGCGGGAAATAGCCAATATCTTTGGCGATACCATCGAAGCCAATGGGCTTGCCGTCCACCTTGCCTGTGACATGAAAGGGCTGGAGCTGCCTGAAGACTTCGAACGCAAGTTAGTGACCCATTCAAAGCGCTCATACAAGGCCCATGGCATCGCTGACATTAGCAGCCACACTATCAGCGAAATGGCCGTTACCTACGGCCAGAACCAAACGTATATGTTTGGTACTCCAACCTCTATCCAAATGTGCCTGTATGACAAAACTCTTGAATCACTGAAGTCCGATAAGCTCGCGTTTTGCGAATCTCTCTGGCTCCGAACTCCATCCGTCGAAGACATCTTTTCTCCTGAGTACAACGACGGATCGGACGGCAATGAACCGGATAAAGTCAATCGTCTGGAATTTCGCATACACCACAGCATCATTCGGGAATTCGAAAACGGCAGCTTTAACGAACAGGGAAAGCAGCTCACCATTCGTGAACCGATTGACCTGGTCAAACATCTGCAACCGCTGTGGGAATACTGCCTGAACGCTTACCGGCTCCAGCATTCCAGCACCTATATTCATCCGATCTGGCAGAAGCTCTCTGAAGACGTGCGCTTTGCCTTTCTTGATGGCAATGAGGGGTATATGTATAAACGCGCCCCAAAGCGCAGCCTCGAAGGCCCCGGGCGCAGAAACGTCGCCATGTGGCTGGGAAACGTCCTCCGCCTGAGCGCTCGTAAAGGCCTGACGACGGACTACGTTACACGCAAGCTCTTAAGTAGCGGACTGGATGCTGATCTGGCTGACTATTTCGGATTGCTGCTGTACGGCAACAGTGACGAACTGACGATGATTCTGAGGGACTTTGTCGACAACAAGATGCGAAGCCTGAGGCTCGAAGGGGTCGCGGCATGAGTGAGTTTCTTTCCGATAACGACCTCATGCACCTAACCGGCTGCCAGCAACGCGCCAAGCAAATTGAGGTACTCAAAAACAACCGTATTCACTACTTTGAACGTTATGACGGCAAGCCCGTTGTAGCCAAAGAGGCCATAGCCTTTGCTGTGCGTGGTGATTCTCAGCCTTCGGACCACACTGACGACGGCTTTAACCTGTCTGCTTTATCTGCCCACTGATGCCTAGAAAAAGAAAGAACGAAGCCGATCTTTGGCTTCCTGCCCGCGTCTATCGGGGTCGCCAGTCCTACGAGTATCACCCATCAACAGGTGGCTCAGTCCGTCTTTATCCCATCCGCCGTGATTGCTCCGGCAATATCATCGAAACTAACGAGATAAAGCGAGCTGTGATGCAAGCCAGACTCGATGCCGATCAGAAGCTTGTGAAGCGGGAAGACATGAATTGGTTGTTCGATCAGTATCAGAACAGCCCCCAATGTGCCGCATTGGCCGTTAAAACTCGAACGAACGACGAAATCAGGCTGAAGCGCCTTCGGTTGGTGTTTGGCCAGATGATGCCAAGCCGCGTAACCAGCGGGCATATCAGGGCATATATGGATAAGGTCGGGGAAACAGCGCAAGCCAGTGCGAACCGTGACCATGGCTATCTTGGTCGCGTCTTCAGCTGGGCCAAAGAACGCAACATGGTCAGTCATCACCCTGTCAGGGACGTTAAGAAGTTCAGTGAACAGGCACGGGATCGGTATGTGGAAGATTGGGAATTTGACCTGGTCTATCAAGTAGCACTGAACAGCGCCTATCCGTGGATAGCTCCCATGATGGAATTTGCCTATCTCTGCAGAATGCGAGCGGGCGAAGTCAGAACGCTGGATCGGTGCCGGCATTTGCTCGCCGATGGTGTACTGGTGGAGCGCGGCAAAGGTTCAAAGAGTGAGATAACACTCTGGTCTGATCGCTTGAAGGCCGCTGTATCGCTCGCTGAGCAAGTCTGCGACTCTCCAAGGCTCACCGACTCAACTCCTCTGTTTGCTTCTCGCTCCGGCGGTTTTATCAGTGATACCGCGTACAAATCAGCTTGGCGAAGAGTCCGGCAAAAGGCCATAGAAGAAGGTGCCATGATAAACGGCGTTCTATCCAGGTTAACCGAACCTTTCAACTTTCATGACCTGAAAGCTAAAGGTGTGACCGATCACGAGACCAAAGCCAGCGGCCATAAGTCTAAGAAGATGCAAGCCATCTACGACCGCAAACCAGAGCTGATCAAGTCCACACGGTAGTACTGTATATTAGGCGAGAATATTAGGCGAAGTGTGGTTCAGGAAATCAGTGAAAAGATAAGCCACTGATTTTAAAAGGAAAAGTT